TTATTGTATCAGTTCTATTTCCTCTTTTAATTGATCTAAAGTTCTGTGTGTATAAACTTTTTCTGTCACATCCTCGATAGAATGACCAACTATCAGCTTTATGATGTACTCATCCATGCCAGCATCTTTTGCCAATGTAATAAATGTATGTCTTGTATCGTGAGGGCGGTGGGAGAGTTTTAATTTTTCCATGACCTTATTCCAACGGCTTCTGTATTTGTCGTATGTCATGCACATACCAGACTGACTATCCGGATCATTGAATAAATAATCGGATTCCAATTCTTTAGCCTGATCTACTCGTTTTATGATCAGATCTCTTATTTTTGAATGAATAGGAACGCACCTGTTGCGCCCTGCATCAGTCTTAAGACCACCGAACATGGTATTATTTTTCAGGTCAATATCAGCTATTTTCAAGATAGACAGTTCTTGTGGTCGCCATCCGCTGTATATACCAATTAGAATCATATCAACAACACCATAGTTTATGTTCTCCCAGAGTAGATCTATTTCCTCTGGTGTAAATGGAACACGGATGATCTGAGGCTTTCCACGCTTGATGGAATCACACATCTGGGCATAGTTCTTATCAACAATTTCCAGCTTCATAGCATATTTATAGAGCATGTTATAGAGAGATTTCATTCTTTGCTTCGTACTCTGACCGACATCTGCATCACGGATTGTTCCTTCCAAGTGATTTGATCGGATATCTTTCATTCGCATGTCCCAGAGTGGCTTTGAATGATTGTAAGCAGATACCCATGTTCTTGCGGCAGATGGTACAATTTCCTGAAAATGTATATCTGACCATTTTTTATATACTTCTGCAAATGTAATTGTATTGGTTTCTATATCGTATGGATTTTGATTGTAAGCAGACAGAGCAGCAAGAGCATCTTTTCTGGTAGGGTAGTAGCCGAGGGTGGAAAATAGCTGTTTAGCTTTTCCTGTTTGCTCGTCTACGGACCATCCTTTTGTAACTCTTACTCTCCATGGATTTCTACGTTTTCCTGACAATTTGGCAATACCGCCGTAGCCATTTGGTAGTTTCATATTATCCCTCCAAGTAAAAAGGGTATAAAAATACCCCTGTAAAAAATGGAAGGCTTGTGATATAATGTAGTTTGCTGATACGTTATTCATAAGCCTTCGGTTTGTGGGTAACTTCCCTCAGATGTTGGTAGCATCTGGGGGATTTTTTATAATATGAAGATGATATTATTCATCCTCATCATCTGTCTCATTCTCTGTTGAATATTCAGAGGTATATGCTTCAGAACTTGACAGTGACTGTCTGTATTCTTCAGCAAGCATTGTTCTGTTGAACTCTGCAGTAGGGCAGATCTCATTTACAAGTTCTTCAAGTTCATCTATTGATACATTAAAGAACTCTTTTCTAAGATTTACCTTGTTTACTCTGCGATCATTAAGTCTCTTGTGAAGTTCGGTTTCAAGACCGGAAGCGTCATCAGAGAAAATAAAGCTGTGTACATCAAATTTGAACGGAACAGAAGCATCTCCAAGTTCATTAACTCTATCCTGTGGATTTATTCTTCTTGTCATTCCCACTTTGAATACATTCTCACCAAATGAACCCAAGTTGCTGATAATATAAACATTACCAGCTTTACCATTTTGCAACTTTGCTATTTCATCCTTTTTGATTGTTACATCTGCAAGCTGAGCCTGCAGTTCAAGGATACGAGCTTGCAGAGCAGCAAGGGCTTCACCCTCTGAAGCTTCCGCCTGTTCTTTGAGGGAAGATATCTGATTCTCATATTTTGACTCTTCAAGCTCCACTTTTTTACGTTCGGCCTCAAGGACCTTGCGCTCCTCTGCCTCCTGACGCATCTGCTCTTTGATTGCAAGCTGTTCTTGCTTTGCCTGTTCTTTCTTGACGTAGTAGTTATACTCTATCTTTGCGGCATTAATGAAAAGATATTCCATTTCACCTATGAACTTAGTAAGAGTTCCAGCAATTGTTTGATTACCTTCAGCTGCAATCTTTAGATACTTAGCACAGATATCTTTTATTTGTTCAATACCGTTGTCAAGCTTGTCATATTTTAAATTGTACAAGACGTTCTGCATCTCAGATTCCAGCCCCTTGACAATGAGGTCGTAAATCGTTTTGTTGGTTTTAGTAGTGTATCTGATAGCATATTGCTGTCTGAGAGTGTCAATGGATTTCTCATTTTCTCTGTATGCTTTTCGCAAGCTTTTTATATCCATACAATGTAATTTAAGGATAACAGATGGGGCAATGAGATTAGCATCCTCAATATCTGATTGGCTAATTCGGCATTCGTTATATGGAATGTCAGCAGTAATGAAGTTATCTAATGCATATTCAATACTGCTGTAGATCTCCTTAGCACGAGAGATCTTTCGCTCCTGGGTCGCTACTGATTTTTGCAGTTTATCATCTTTTGCCTGAAGTGTAGCAATGTCTGAACGTAATTTATCTATAGTGGCAAGGTTTTCGGATATTTCGGCATTCACCTGATTAAGCTTAGCCATCGACTGCTGATGGTCATGCACCCCTAAATCCTGCATAGTCTTATTCATGTCTTGCATTGCTTGATTCATCTGAGCATTCTGAGCCGCAAGTTGGGCATTCTGTTGAATAATTTGTTGATTGGTTTCTTTTTGTTTCTTTTCGTCCAAGGTCTTCATTATCATCAATACTATGCCACCGATTGCTGGAAGTATAAGAAACCAGCATGCGCATAGAATAGCAATAAACCATGTACTTAAATACCATTTGTTTTCTTGTTTTTGATTCATTGAATCTCTCCCTTCATTTGTTAATTATTTTTGCAACCCATGCACATAAGCCTCAATGGTATCTACAGAGCTAGTGTGTTTATCGAAGTCCGCTCTGATAATATGGTTGAGTGCATGGATATAAGCATCGTTAAGCTGCTCCTGTGTGAATCGTGTATTAAGAAAGATAGTATATGAACCATCTTCATTGCAGGTAACAGTTTCTTTAACTTTTGTAGTCTTCAGATCCATCATCTGTACATTTATATCATACAATTAACTCATCCCCCTTGTAACATAGTCGTAGATACAATAACAAATACCGTGGGATGTTTTTTGTACATTATCGTTTCTCTTTATTCTTGAGAGCCATGAGCATTGTGTGAACTGTCTCCAAGTCCTCTGGCTCTGCGTCCCTTGCGGCATCGAAGAGAAGAGAGAGTTGCTTGTTTTCAAAGATCTCCTGTGCCTTTTTAGCTGTTTCCGGATCAAGATAGTATTCATTTTCTTCAACATGTTCTTTATCTTCAATTAGGTTAGATCTCTTACAGTTGAATATATCACACATGGCATCTACTTTATCCATTCTTGGTGATTTAATACCGTTGCACCAGTTGTATACAGATGTAGTTCCAACATTTAAGCGTTTTGCAAGTTCAGCCTGTGTCATATTATTTTTATTTAAGTAATATCGTAGATTTTTAGCAAATAATTTATTAAATTCCTCGTATGGCATATCAACACCTCCTTGCAATGCTCATTATACACCTAAAGGGAATTTGAATCAACTGAAAATGAAAAAAATTCACTTTTAGTGTTGACATCCACTTAAAGTGATGGTATTCTGATATGTGAAAGGAGATGATAACAGTTGCGTAGTGTTAAGATTACATTAGCTGCAGCAAGGGTAAATGCTGGAATGACACAGGAAGATGTTGCGAAAAAGCTTAAAGTGAGTAAAAAAACTGTGATTAACTGGGAAAAAGGTATAGTTACGCCATCTTTTGCTATACTGGATACACTATCTAGATTATATAAGATGCCATTAGACTATATTTTTTTGCCTAAGAAATCCACTTAAAGTGATAGAAAGGAGAAGCATAGTTGATAACCAAAGAAAAAGCAGAGAAGATAATCGCCCTTGCAGAAGGTATGACACATGCAGAGTGGAGCAGAATCAACCATATCGTTGTGACTGGTTTTGAGACACAAGAAGCCAAGTTGACCTTTGAGCCACCAAAGGAACTTGACCTCCTGCTTAAACAGAATTTTATTCCTTGACAATCTGAATAAATGCTGGATTTATTCGATAGTCTTTGCCCTGGTACTGGATATGAATGTAATCGTACTCAAAGCATTTTGCATATCGTGAACCATTTTCATATTTCAAGTTCTCTTTGAAATATGTAACAGGATCCTGGCAATCTGCAACGGTAGCAGTTTCGGTTATATCTACCCATTCACCAAGTAAGCAAGCATAAATTCGCATAGTTTCACCTTCTTTCATATGGATTGATGCTTGATGCACCTATGGAAATTATAGGGTGAAATGGTGAGGATGACAAGAAGAAAGGAGAGGCATGCATCATTACATAACAAAATACACGGAGAATGGGAGCAGATACGTTGAATCATGGTTACAGATCAATCTGCCATTTGGTAGATGTATTTGTTTCAGCAGAAGAAGGGTAAAAATAGAATCATGTTAAGCACGATCATTGGCATAGCCATTGGAACATTTGTCGGAAGGTTGATTTTCGACATTTGGAAATCAAGAAAAGAAAGGAGAAATTGACATGGTAAAGAAGATAACACCGAATCAGGCGGCTGAAGTGATGGGATGCTCCCCTCAGTTTATCCGGATTGGAATGCAGAGAAACTTATTGGATATAGGTGATGCGATCAAGATGTCAAGCATCTGGACTTACAACATTTCTCCCGGGAAGCTTGCGGCGAGACAGGGCATCACAATAGAGCAGTTAAATGATCTCATAAAGGCTATGGGATGAAAGAAAAGGGGTGAGTTGGTAGTGAAAAAGAAGATATGTAAATGTGCTGTTGGAATCATGTTCTTTATTGGCTTCATGCTTATATATGGAGCGGCAAGCTCTGTGGCATTTGCGGAAGATATGAGAATCGTGGAACCGTGGTATGCACACCTTGGACAGGCATTTGTCGGAGTGCTGCTGACACTCCCTTATCTGGTAGGCAGGAGAAGAAAAGCATGGTTGAGATGAAAGTATTATCCAGTCATGAAGAATGGCTCAAGGCAAGAACAAAGATAGGTGGTTCGGATGCTTCGGCTATTGTGGGAATGAACCCCTACAAGACCAACGTGGATCTATTCAAAGAGAAAGCCTATGGCATAGAGCCGGAGGATATATCGGACAAGCCTTATGTCAAGTATGGAACATTGGCAGAAGGACCTCTCCGGGAATTGTTCAAATTGGACTATCCGGAATACCAGGTGTGTTATGAAGAAAATAACATCTGGTTCAATGACAAGTATCCGTGGGCGCATGCATCTCTTGATGGATGGCTTATAGATCAGGATGGTCGTAAAGGAATATGGGAATGTAAGACCACGAATATCTTACAGTCCATGCAGAAAGAGAAGTGGGATCACAGGATACCGGATAACTATTACATACAGGTGTTGCATTACCTGATGGTTACAGAGTTTGACTTCGTAATACTTAAGGCACAGCTTAAATCTGTATATGGAGAGAATGTGTACTTACAGACAAGACATTATCCGATAGAGCGGTCGGAGGTTGAAGAAGATATCAAGTATCTGATCGAGGAAGAATCAAAGTTCTGGGAGCATGTACAGATGAAAAAAGCACCGGCACTGAAATTACCGGAAATATAGTAAAGGGGTGAGAGAAAAATGTATTACAGAATTTGCAGTAACTGCGGAGCGAATCTTGATCCGGGAGAGCGATGCGACTGTGAAGAGGAGAGACAGAAACAGACAGACCGGATCATTAGCATGATGAAAATAAACAAAGATGGTCAGTATGAACTGGCTATGGTGGGAGGATGTACATGGAATTAAGAGTGAATGAGGTAACAATACCGGAAAAGATCAGCTTCAATTATGAGGAACTGAAAGCAGAGTTGACTGAGAAAGTGGCATTTTATGAGACGCTTGTATATACAGATGATCAGGTTAAGGATGCCAAGGCAGACAGAGCAACACTTAACAAGCTGAAAAAGACATTGAATGATGAACGTATACGGAGAGAAAAAGAGTATATGCAGCCATTCAATGAATTTAAAGCACAGGTTAATGAGATTATTGGAATTATAGACAAACCTATAGCTGTGATCGACAAGCAGGTGAAAGAATTTGAAGATCAGAAGAAAGCGAATAAGCAGAATGCCATTGAAGAGTTGTTTGCGACTATCGGTTTTCAGAATTTTGTCACGTTGGAGAAGATCTGGGATCCGAAGTGGCTTAATGTTTCGGTATCAATGAAGAGCATAGAGGAACAGATGCGGTCAAGAATGTACCAGATTGGTGATGATGTGCTGACACTTCATAATCTGCCGGAATTTGGCTTTGAGGCGACAGAGGTATACAAGCAGACACTTGATATAAATAAAGCCATCAAAGAGGCACAGAGAATGGCAGAAATTACAAAGGCAAAGGCAGAGGCTGAGGCAAGGAGAAAGGCTGAGGAAGAGACACGAAAAGCAGCAGAAGAGGCAAGACGAAAGGCTGAGGAAAGAGCTGCCGAGGAGCAGAGAGCCGCAATGGCAAAGGCTATGACACCACCTGAGGATGCACAGCCAGCACCAGTAGAGGAATCACAGCCGGAACCACAGAAGATGGTAGTTAAGTTTGAGGTAGAACTTACAACAGAGGATGCAACGGCTCTGAGAGAGTTTTTCCAGAGCAGAAATATAACATTTAGAGCGATTAAGTAGGAGGTAAGAGATGATTGTATTAAATAAAGGATTAGTGCACTTGGATGGGTCAACAATCATGCTGATCGCTGAAATGATAACAGCCATAAATGGAGTGCAAACTATCGTTGAAGAAGATTTTGGAACAGAGGCGGCGAAACAGATTATAGACAAGGCTGTAGAGATTGCAAAGCAAAATAACAGCAAAATTGATATTTTAGAATTGGCAACCGAGTTAGAGGAGGTAAGAAAAAATGGCAGTAAATAACAGTTTAGTAGCAAAAAGTAAAGCACAGCAGAATCTGGGAATTACAGAGTATCTTACAAAAGATGCAATCAAGAATCAGATCAACAAGGTGGTTGGTGGAAAGAATGGACAAAGGTTCATATCTGCTATCGTATCAGCATATAACACCAACCCTACACTTCAGGAGTGCACAAATCAGTCGATTCTTTCAGCAGCACTTCTTGGTGAAAGTTTACAGCTTTCGCCATCTCCACAGCTCGGACATTATTACATGGTCCCATTCAATAATACCAAGGCAGGTACCAAAGAGGCACAGTTCCAGATGGGATACAAGGGATATATCCAGCTTGCAATCCGATCCGGTCAGTATAAGAGACTGAACGTAGTAGCCATTAAAGAAGGTGAGCTTGAATATTTTGATCCGCTCAATGAGGACATCAAAGTCAATCTTATGGTTGATGACTGGGACAAGCGTGAAAAAGCTGAGACAATCGGCTACTATGCAATGTTTGAGCTTGTGAACGGATTCAAGAAGACAATGTATTGGAGTAAGGCTCAGATGCTTGCTCATGCGGACAAGTATTCACAGGCATTCTACAAGGACGCAGGAAAGGTCAAGACAAAGTACGGAGAGAAGCAGAGAGTATCATTTGCTGACTATGAAGCCGGTAATTATGATCCGAGAGATTCATGGATGTATTCATCATTCTGGTACAAGAATTTTGATGGAATGGCATATAAAACAATGCTCCGTCAGTTAATTTCCAAGTGGGGTGTTATGAGCATTGAGCTTCAAAAGGCCTTTGAGGGCGATATGTCAACATTTGATGAGAGTGGACATGCTACATATGTCGAGAATGACAATGAGGAATATGTTGATACCACTGTAACAGATGTACCGGAACAGCAGGAAGAGCAGATGACACAGTCGGATACAGGTAAAGATCAGCAGAGTGCTGACAGCACACAGATGAATGCTGCAGAAGCTGCATTGTTCGGATAAAAGAGATATTTGTTCATGGCATATACATTGACACATCACAGATAAGTATAAGCCATTGTAATATTTGCATTCCCTGTCACCCGGTAAGGTGGCAGGGAGAAAGGAGCATTGATTGATGAATCCACAGTGGATAAAGAGCGCATCGTTGAATAGCAGAAAGTACAGAAATAAAAAGGTTGAGGTCGATGGGATTCTATTTGATTCCAAGAAAGAAGCAAACCGGTACATAGAGCTTAAGCTGCTTGAGAAAGCAGGAGAGATCACAGACCTCAAGAGACAGGTCAGATACGAGCTTATACCGAGACAGAGAGAACAATCGACTGAGATGTACAAGGCTGGACCTCATAAGGGCGAATATAAGCCCGGTAAGGTCGTAGAACAGAGCTGCTACTATGTTGCCGATTTTGTCTACAAAGAGGGTGAGAATATAGTCGTGGAAGACACCAAGGGCATGAGAACAAAAGACTATGTGATCAAGCGGAAATTGATGCTCCACCGTTATGGAATACGAATAAAGGAGGTATAGAGGGTATGATGACAGACCTCATTGAAGAGAAGAAAAAAGAGCTGATATCAACACAGGATGTTGTTTATGAAGTCCTTGAAAAAGATATAGCAGCAAGAAGTAGTGATAACCGGTTGTACTATCTCGTATGTAAGCAGATTGGAGAAAAGCATGGATACAATATTGATCATGTTTCTGTGCCAAAGTTCTTCCTGCATCTGTCAGAGTTCGGCTTACCAACAACCGAGACAGTGAGACGTACAAGACAGAAGATACAGGCGGCAAATCCGTGGCTTGCCGGTAACAGATATGTGAGAAATATGCGGCAGAAGAATGAGCAGGCTTTCAGGGAGTATGCAAGAAAGGGTGACCAGAATGGCAGATGTGAAGTGGATAAAGATTACAACCGGAATGTTTGACAATAGAAAGATCAAGCATTTGAGAAAACTGCCGGATGGAAACAATATTGTTCTTATTTGGATTATGTTACTCACAATGGCAGGAAAATGCAATTCTGATGGAAGAATCTTTCTTACAGAGGATATTCCTTACACAACCAAGATGCTTGCTGATGAGCTTGGATTTAAGGAAAACATCGTAAAACAGGCTATTTTATCTCTTGAACAGCTTGGAATGATCATTAGATCTGGTGATTTTATAACGGTTGCCGGATGGCAGGAACACCAGAACACTGAGGGCATGGATAAGATAAGAGAAAGTAAGCGAATGGCTCAGTCAAGATGGAGAGATAAACAGAAAGCAAAAAAATCTACTGTAGATGGCATTGTAGAATCTACTGTAGATTCTACCGTAGATTCTACGAGATGTCTTGTAGACGATGCAGAAGAAGAAAGAGAAGAAGATAAAGAAAGAGATAAGAGGGAGATAAAAGAAGTAGAAGAAAAGAAAATCGACTATGATCGCATTGTCCAGATGTACAATGCCCATTGCCCTTCGCTCCCGGCTGTTAAGTGTTTATCAGATGCTAGAAAAAAGGCAATCAAGGCAAGGCTTAATCATTACACATTTGATGATTTTGAGGAAATGTTCAAGAAAGCTGAATCGTCGGACTTCTTGAAGGGCAAGAACAACAGAAACTGGATAGCCACATTTGACTGGCTGTTAAAGGATACCAACATGGCAAAGGTCCTTGATGATAACTATGCAAATACAGCACCGACAGCAAAGACAAATTATTCCGGGAACAACCGGGTAGCGGATCAGTTGAATGAATCATACAAGATGATGGCTGAATGGGCAAATGAGAGAGCAGAAAAGGGAGGTTTTGCAGATGATGAAAGAGATGGATAGCCAGAGAAGAAAATTAAGCCTGATAGCTAGACATTACGGAAAAGGCAGACTTGCCAGCAAGTGTATATCATGCTGTGCATTACTGATCCAGGTATTTAACTGGTGGTGGAACAATGAGGTAAGTGGCAGAACGATAAAAGGTGATGAAAAAGATCAGCTGCTTCTTTCAGATACAGGCAGAGTATTACATGTCTGTGATCTTGATAATTCGTACATAGACGAGATCCGGCAGATGCATGGCAGGTGTGAAAAGTGGAGAGGAGCAAAGCGGAATGACGGAACAGGAGTTTGCAAAGTTCGCCATGGGGCTGAAAACATACTATCCCAGAGAGAATCTACTGCCGAACAGACCGGCAATGGAACTCTGGTACAGACAGCTTCAGGATCTGCCGTATGAAGTGGCAGAGACAGCACTCAATAAATGGGTGTCAACAAACAAATGGTCACCATCCATAGCTGAGATCCGGCAGATGTGCTGTGAAGTAAGACAGGGAGAGATACCGGCATGGAGTGAGGCATGGGAGACCGTTTTACATGCGATCAGAATGTATGGATCATACAGACCGCAGGATGCAATGATGACACTTGATGATCTGACTGCCAGAACAGTGACACAGATCGGCGGATTTGTGAATATCTGCAGGAGTGAGAATATCGACATTGACCGGGCGAATTTCCGCATGGTCTATGAGGAGCTTGCAAAGCGGAAGCAGAAGGATGCGCTGATGCCTGCAAGGCTTAGAAGTGCGATACAGAAGATACAGAGCAACAGCATGATGATGTTGGAAGGGAGAGACAGAGATGTATAAATGCATTGACTGTCAGGCAGAGTTCGAAGAGCCGGACATGGAAAGAGAGCGCATTGGTGAATATCATGGACAGCCGGCATATGAGTACCTGGCTATATGCCCCTTATGCGGATCCTGCGATTTTGAGGAGTTGAAAGAACTCCGGAGCAGATAAAAATAAATCAAAGAAAGGAGCCGAACCTCCGGCCGGGGTAACGATATATCGGGTTCCTTTTGAGAGTATGACGTACAGAGAATTTTTAGAGAGCAAGATAGAGCTTGCTACTGACAGCGGTTTTGAAGTTGACAAGAACCGTATTAACAAAGCATTAAAGCCACACCAGAGAGATGCAGTGGCATGGGCACTGAAAGGTGGACGTAGAGCCTTGTTTGAGTCTTTCGGACTTGGTAAGACTGCACAGGAAATAGAATTTTGTCACCTTGCAGCAGAACATACAGGTGGTAGAGCATTGATCGTATTACCACTTGGAGTTAAGCAGGAGTTTACAAGGGATGCCGTGGAACTCCTGGGCTATGAGAAACCAGAGTATTGCCGAACCATGGAAGAGGTTGAGGCAAGCACAAGTCAGATCGTTCTGACGAACTATGAGAGGGTGAGGGACGGAGACATCCGACCGGATTACTTCCAGGCAACCTCACTTGATGAAGCATCCGTCCTTAGATCATTCGGATCTAAAACATATCAGACGTTCCTTGAAAAGTTCAAAAACGTACCTTATAAGCTGGTAGCAACTGCTACACCATCACCGAATAAATATAAAGAGCTTATTCATTATGCTGGATATCTTGAAGTCATGGATACAGGACAGGCACTTACAAGATTCTTTCAGAGGGATTCAACAAAGGCAAATAACCTGACACTGTACCCAAACATGGAAGATGAGTTCTGGCTGTGGGTGAGTAGTTGGGCACTTTTCATTACAAAGCCATCGGATCTCAATCCAGATTATTCTGATAATGGTTATGACTTACCACCTCTGGATGTTAGATGGCATGAGATACCGGTTCACTATGGAGATACAGTTGATAAAGATGGGCAAATGGAGTTGTTTACACAGGCATCTGCAGGTTTGAAAGAAGCTGCAAAGGTGAAGCGTGAGAGTATCAATGAGAGAGTAGAAAAGATGCGTGAGATTGTAGACAGTTCGCCGGATGATCATTTTATATTGTGGCATGATCAGGAAGCAGAGAGACATGCGATCAAGAAAGCTCTGCCGGAGACAGTGGATATATACGGATCTATGGATTATGACCTTAGAGAACAGAGAGTTATAGATTTCTCAGAAGGTAAAACGAGACTATTTGCAACAAAGAAGTCAATCAGTGGTTCAGGATGTAACTTTCAGCGGTTCTGTCACAGGGAGATATTTGTTGGTATTGATTATGAGTTCAATGACTTCATACAGGCTATTCACAGATGCTATAGATTCTTGCAAAAAGAAACTGTGGTTATAGACATAATCTATATGGAGAATGAGCGAGAGATTAAAAATGCTTTAATTGAGAAATGGAAGAATCATGATCATATGGTGCAGAAGATGATCGAGATCGTGAAAAAGTATGGACTTGATTCAGCGAATAAAACAGAGCGGTTAGAAAGGAAGATGGGTGTGGAAGGTACAAGAGAAGAAAGAACAGTAAGAGGAAATCATTATGAAGCCGTATATGGTGACTGTGTGGAAGAAACAAGAGCGATGGAAAGCAACAGCATTGATTTAATCCATACGTCAATACCATTCGGTAATCATTATGAATATTCAGCAAATTATAACGATTTTGGACACAATCAGAATACAGAGAGGTTCTTTGAGCAGATGGATTTCTTGACACCGGAGCTTTTAAGGGTATTGAAGCCGGGAAGAGTTGCAGCTATTCATGTCAAGGACAGAGTGCTGTTCGGAAATGCTACCGGAACAGGAATGCCAACTATTGAACCATTTCATGCTGACTGCATAGAACATTATATGAGCCATGGATTTCAGTATTTTGGCATGATCACAGTTGTGACGGATGTTGTCAGAGAGAACAACCAGACCTACCGCCTTGGATGGACGGAACAGTGTAAGGATGGTACCAAGATGGGAGTTGGATGCCCTGAATATATTTTACTGTTCCGCAAACTGCCAACGGATCACAGCAAGGCATATGCTGATGATCCGGTTACTAAGTCCAAGGATGAATACACAAGGGCACAGTGGCAGATAGATGCTCACGGATACTGGAGAAGCTCAGGAGACAGGCTTGTGAGTAAAGAAGAACTTGAGGGCGTATCTGTGGACAACTTACAGAGAGTATACAGACAGTACAGCAGAGAGCATGTATATAACTATGAGGATCATGTGGCACTTGCAAAGGAGCTTGATATGGATGGAAGATTACCAGCTACATTCATGGTAGTAGCTCCGGGATCATGGAACCAGCTTGAGGTATGGGATGATATTAACAGAATGAGAACTCTTAATACGACACAGAGCCAGAGAAGGGCAACCATGCATGTATGTCCTTTACAGCTTGATATCGTTGAGAGGATTATCAACAGGTACAGCAATCCGGGTGATGTGGTATATGATCCGTTCGGCGGTCTTATGACTGTACCGATGATGGCGGTCAAGATGCACAGATTTGGCAAGGGATGTGAGCTCAATCCGGATTACTTCAGAGATGGTGTTGGATATTTACAGGCAGAGGAGAATGAGGTTGATTCACCGACGTTGTTTGACTTCCTGGAGGTGGGCGACGAGTGATAAACGGAGAGCTTATCGTTGATAACTTCGCTGGAGGTGGTGGAGCATCAACAGGAATTGAGATGGCTACAGGGTACAGCGTTGATATAGCTATCAACCATGATCCGGAAGCCATCAGGATGCATAAGGTCAATCATCCAAACACAAAGCACTATTGTGAGAATGTGTGGGCGGTTGATCCTGTGAAGGCTTGTGAGGGACACCCGGTAGCTCTTGCCTGGTTCTCACCAGACTGCAAGCATTTTTCAAAGGCCAAGGGTGGCAAGCCAAAGGATAAGAACATCAGAGGGCTTGCATGGGTAGCATGCAGATGGGCGGCACTTGTGAGATCGAGAGTGATTATGCTTGAGAATGTCGAAGAGTTCAAGACATGGGGACCACTCAACAGAGGACATCATCCAATAAGGGCAAAGCAAGGTGATACATTCAGACAGTTTGTAAAGCAACTTAATGATCTGGGATATGAAGTACAGTTCAGAGAACTTGTGGCGGCAGACTACGGAGCACCGACCAAGAGAAAAAGGTTCTTTATGATCGCAAGATGTGATGGAGTACCTATCATGTGGCCAAAGCCTACACATGCACCGATAGACAGCGAAGAGGTCAAGATGGGACTGCTCAAACCTTATGTTGGGGCATATACACAGCTTGATTTTAGCCTACCATGTCCAAGTATCTTTGATACATCAGAGGAGATCAAGGAGAAGTATGGTATCCGGGCGGTGAGGCCACTTGCGCCAAAGACTATGCAGAGGATTGCAAGAGGGCTGAAGAAGTTCGTTCTGGACAATCCAGAGCCATTCATCATTCAATGCAATCATGGCGGCGAAAGAAAGCCACAGGATATAAGAGATCCGATGCCGACAATCACAGGCAAGCATGGATATGGAGTTGTAGAACCAAGACTTGCACCTTATATGGGAACAAATACAAGCAATCATCCAGGTGGAAGTTGCAGAGAACCAATACATACGATTACCACAGGAAATCAGCAATGCCTCATAAGCCCTACACTTATCCAATATCATTCAGAGACCAATTCGGATGAGGTACGAGGTCAAGGTATAGAGAATCCGATCATGACAGTGGACAGTTCAAACAGATATGGCCTTGTGACTTCGTTCCTCAGTAAGTTTTACAAGACAGGGATAGGGCAGGATGAGAGAGAGCCATTGCATACAGTGACAACATCAGCCGGACATTTTGGAGAGGTCAGAGCATTCCTGATTAAATACTACGGAGAGGGTACAGGCCAAGATATAGAACAGCCGCTTGATACAGTGACATCAAGAGACCGGTTCGGCCTTGTAACAATCCAAGGTGTTGAGTATCAGATAGTGGACATTGGTCTCAGAATGCTTGAGCCAAAGGAGTTATATGGGTGCCAAGGGTTTCCGGATGATTATATCATAGATCATGACAACACAGGTAAGACATATTCAAGAAGTGAACAGGTTAAGAGATGTGGAAATGCAGTCTGTCCACCTATACCGGCAGCAATGGTAAGAGCAAATTTACCAGAGCTTTGCTTGAGAAAAAGAATGCCAAATATACGGATAGGAGAGGATGACAATGGGCAACTGTGTTTTGTATAGAATAGATAAAGGAGAAACAACATGACGAATTTTGAGATAGAAATTATATACAACATGATCTGCCGACCGGGGCAGGTCGTGCGGATCCATACAAAAGAAACCACCAGTGGGCGGAATTTTATCATGACATGGAAGAAATGGACCATTGTGGAGGTTTACGATCATCACATAGTGATGAAGAGTGAATACGGCTACCGGGAGAGCTTCACCAGAATAGATATTGTTGAGATGATCAGGAGAGGAGAGATTCGATGGAAATAGTACCAGTACAGGATAAGAGCTGTGAGACATGCAAATACCAGAGCAGATATAAAACAGATGAACCATGTGCACACTGTACCAAGAATGTGACGGATAACTATGAGCCAATGACCAACGGAGATTATATCCGGTCGCTCAGCAACACAGATCTGTCTATGATCGTGATGTGTCCAAATGAAATAGGATTCAATGAGGTTGAGTGCCACAAGGATGATAAGTTTTGCCAGGAATGTACATTGAACTGGCTTATGGCAGAAAGAGAGGTTGAGGTGGATGAAAATATATGAATATAAGGGCAAGCATTATAGTGAAGAAGACACATCTCTTTATGATGAGGATTATGGTGGAGATTTATATGATCTGTATTGGGAATTAAAGCAGGATGGTGAATGTGATGAGGATACGGTTTATTATGCACAACCTGATGGAGAAAATAACTATTCAAGTCCAGAAGAATTGATTGAATCAGAGTTTTCGAACTTAGTAATTGAGGAAAAGGAGAGTGACGATGATGAAAGATAGGTATTTAATCAAGGCAAAAACTTATAGAGGAGATTGGGTTCGAGGGCTTTTGGCAAGTAGTAATGGTAAGTGGTATATCGGTAACAGAGCTGGTAGACCTCTCGCTTTTGAAATTCAACCAGACACAATCTGTCAATGCACAGGCTTGAAAGACAAGTATGGCAAGCTGATTTGGGAGAATGATATTGTGGAACTCTTAGGACATAGAGGAGTTATCAAATTTACATGTGGCGGCTTTGGCATTGGATATCGAAAAAATATTGATTGGGAAGAAATACAAGCCAATATCATGCGTATTACAGGATGTGAAAACATTTTATATGCTTGCGAAAACGATAATTATATATCATTGTGGGAAATCTATTGGAATTTTAATGATGAGGATGATTCGGTAAACACAGTAGAGGTTATCGGCAATATTTTTGACAATCCGGATTTATTAGAAAGGGAGGTGTAAGATATGCCAAGAGTTGCAACAGAAATAGCAAGTGATCCGGATTGGAGCCGTGCAAGCCAAATATCAGATAAACTTGGCAGGTCGAAATATCCGGCGTTATGGGCGTTCAGATTCATCCGTGAGTGGGAGCGCATCACGGATCAGATCAGAAGTGAGGTGAGGTAAATGAAGAAAATTCAAAAAGATATAGTGGATAAAATTGAACTCAGAAATAGACTTAATGAAGAGATAAAAGAATGGATGAAAGAACATCTTGATCTTGACGGCATGGACGTTGATGGTGCTGATATAGTTGACTATCACACTGGAAACAAGCAGGGAACAGAAGAGCGCAAGGAATGGTGTGATCAGACCTGTATGGGTGAAGATTGGTATATGGGAGATTACTTCTGGGAAACCGAGTATTCGGGAAAATATTTGCATATGGAGTTTAGTATCTAAATAAGGGAGTGTTATATATCATGGCTAAGTCAGATAGAAAATTACATGAGGCAAGAATGGCTGGTGCAATATGGATCATGAAGCTAATCGAGGATAAGGGCATGGAAGAGGCTAAGAAAGAGCTTGCAGTAAGGAAAGCTATGTTCATTCCGTTAGAGATCAATCAAGCACAACTGGAAGAATCAGTTGAGAAGATCAAGATGAATACGATCGATACTGTGCTGATCATGTCCTGTATGGTGTTGAGAGATGAGTTTGGATTTGGACAGAAAAGGATCAAACAGTTCTTTGACCGATTCAATTTGAAGACAGAGTGTATATGTGATGGAGATGTGATCTGGGATGATTTCATAGATGCACTGAGGGAAGAAACCGGAATAGAGTTCTCCATCAGAGAAAATAAGTAAGTGAGGTGATAAGATAGTGAATATAGCGAAAGAGTACCTGAAACAGGTCGAAACGCTTGATACGAAAATACAGCAGAAGAAGATAGAATTAGATAGCCTTAAGGACAATGCAATAGGCTTGGGAGCATTTGACTATTCCAAGGAGAAAGTACAGACAAGCGCATCTGAATCATTGAGCGTGAAAGTAGCGAAGTATGTTGATTTTGAGAGAGAGCTGCAGGAGGATACTACCAGGTTTGCGGAACTCAAGCATAGAGTGATCAATCAGATCCACAGTTTGAACAATCCTATCTACATGAAGATTCTGTTTAAGAAGTATATAGAGTACAAGTCATTAAAGGATATAGCATCTGAAATAAAGTATTCATATGACAGGACAAAACATATTCATGGAGTTGCTCTTGAGGCATTTCGGATAAAGATTTTGAAAAGTTGACACCAAATAGCACCATTTAGCACCGAATAGCACCTAGCAACTGTGATATACTGTAGTGGTAAAATTATATAGTATTGATTCATAAGGGACATGACCGTTCGCCATAATCGGTTGTGTCCCTTTCCTTTATGCCCAGTGGTTATACAAACCCTCTCCCACCCCTTTAATGTGAATGATAATCTCTTGCCACTGGGCTATTTTGTTTGAGGTGTGATATGAGTGAGATTAAAAGGTTTGAGGTCGTGAGACCTGAATATAGTTTTGAATACATACATCCTGTACTTGGTAGATTGGCATTACCGATAGCCATGATAAAGGTGATGGTTAAGTGCACTAAGATATACAAACTTCAGCCGACTATAAAGTTGGGTGGGGAAGTAAAGAGTGTATGTAAACCGCTGTACAAGATTGTGATCCCGAAGAGAGTGAGAAAGAAACAGAAGTAATAGAAAGAAGGTGTGACATTATGGCTAAGCTGACAGCTAAACAGCAGAGATTCTGTGATGAATACCTGATTGACCTTAATGCCACACAGGCAGCTATAAGGGCTGGGTACTCAAAGAAAACAGCCGCACAAGCAGCAGCAAGGTTGTTAACAAATGTTAAGGTGCAGGAATATATAGAAAAGCGGATGGCCGAGAAAGAAAAAGCCTTAATTGCCGATCAGGATGAGGTTCTAAAGTACCTCACAGCAACCATGAGACGAGAAAAGAAAGAATGCATTGTTGTAACGACCAGTGAAGAACGTTCGATGTATGCTCCTGATGATAACGGCACAATGAGAAAACAGACAGTCAAGAAAGAGACACCACAGATCGTGGAGATACCAGCAAGGCTGTCAGATGCCAATAAGGCAGCGGAGCTCCTTGGGAAAGCATATGGCTTATATACCGAGAAGGTGGAGGCTGATGTTGATATGGATTTGAACATCAATATTGATTATGGGGATGAAGAATGAAAACAGTAAATATTTTAGGAACTGAATACAAAATCATTTTTGATGTTCCGGATGAAGAAATGCCTGAAGATGCTGATGGTTGCATGGATCAGAGCATTCAGACAATCAAAATAGCAGAATTTGAATCGGACAGAAATACAATTCAGGATATGGATTCATACAGAAAAAAAGTATTAAGGCATGAAATTGTTCATGCTTTTTTATATGAATCAGGAATGTGGAACAATAGCGGAAGCACAAACTGTTGGGGAATGGATGAAACAATTACTGATTGGATCGCTATTCAATCACCAAAGCTGTTCCAGGCATTCAAAGAAGCTGATTGCTTATGAATATAAATGTCCAAATGAATTCCGGTTTCAAGGAAGTTGACAGGAGCCGGAAGCGTTACATTGTCATGAAAGGAAGTGCAGGATCCGGAAAATCTGTTGACACTGCACAGAATTACATACTGAGGCTGATGCAGGACAAGGGCCGTAACCTTGTTGCAATGCGAAAATCCGATATTACTAACCGAGACAGTACATTCGCTGAACTGACTGGATCTCTTTATAAGATATTTGGAGATAAGGTCGATAATTATTGGAAAATCAACAGAAGTCCGTTGAGCCTTACATGTAAACATAACGGAAACCAGATTATATTCCGTGGTATGAACGACGATAGACAGCGTGAAAAGTTGAAGTCAATCACATTTCCACGGGGTAAACTTACGGATGTATGGCTTGAAGAAGCCACTGAATTTACGCAGGCAGACCTAGAGATAATAGATGACAGATTGCGTGGAGAATTGCCACAAGGGCAGTTCTACCAGATAAGAATGACCTTCAATCCAGTGAACAAAAACCACTGGATAAAGAAGGTCTTTTTTGATAGATACGATCCTGATGTGTTGACACATCACAGCACATATTTGGGGAATCGCTTCATAGATGCGGCATATCACCGCCGTATGGAGCGTAGGAAAGAAGTTGATCCTGAGGGATATCAGATATATGGGCTTGGAGAATGGGGTGAGATAGGCGGTCTCATTCTGCACAACTGGGAAGTTGCAGAGGTATCTCAGAATCTTAATGATTACGATGATATAGCAATAGGTCAAGACTTTGGATTTAACCATGCCAATGCCATCCTTCTTCTTGGCATTAAGGATGACAACATATATATCATAGATGAGATATATGAGCATGAGAAAGAAACAGCGGAGATCATACCGCTGGCAATTAAGCATGCTATCCCAACTAATAAGATTATGTGGTGTGATAGTGCAGAACCGGACAGAATAAAGACCTGGAAGGGTGCTGGATATAGAGCCAAGGGGGTTAACAAAGGTGGTTCAAACGGATCTGTAAAAGCACAGATAGACTGGTTGAAAGGTGTGACAGATAAAAGTCATACAGTACGCAGAAGGATATATGTAGCCCCTCATTGTGTAAACACGATCAAGGAGCTGCAACAGTGGAAATGGAAAAAAGATGAAAAGACAGGCGAATATCTTGATGAGCCTGTACCAGTAATGGACGATGCAATGGCAGCTCTTAGGTACGGCATTGAGGGATGGCGCAAGTCTCGTTCATGGCTGATATAGATTAACATGAAGGAGATGGAAAAGGTGTTAACCACTGATGAAATAAAGGTATTGATTGATAATGACAAAACATCAGATAAGAAGCAGTTTGCCAGGACAGGCGAAAGATACTATGATGGCGATCACGACATAAAGAAGTATAGATTGTTTTACTACAATGCTGACGGCAAGTTAGTAGAGGATCTAACACGGAGCAATGTGAGGATATCGCATCCGTTCTTTACTGAGCTTGTAGATCAGTGTACTCAGTATGTGATGTCTGGTGATCGTTTTGTTGTAGCAGATGATCAGAAGCTACAGACCTATATGGATAACTATTTTAATAACAATGACAGTTTTATATCTGAACTATCAGACTGTATAACAGATAGTCAGGTAAAGGGCTGGGCATATATGTATGCATACAAAAATGCAAAAGATAAGATGGCATTTGCGGCGGCTGATGCGCTGGATGTAATAGAAGTCAGAGAAAAAGATGCGGACGATGGATGCAAATATACGATATACCATTACATTGAACGCATCGACAAGGGTAGGAAGATAATAAAACGCATACAGGTATGGGATGAAAAAGAAACATGGTTCTATACTCAGGTCGATGGTGGAGATGTACAGCTTGATGAATCAAAGCAGGTAAATCCAAGACCACATGTATTATATACACAAGGAAAGAAAGCTACTACTTACTTTGATGGATTTGGGTATATTCCATTTATCCGGCTGGACAACAATAAGAAACAGTTTTCAAGTCTTAAACCGGTAAAGCCACTTATAGATGACTATGATTTGATGGCTTCAAGCCTGTCAAACAATCTCATTGACTTTGATGCCCCAATCTATGCAATAAAAGGATTTGAGGGAGATAATCTTGATGAGCTTCAGACAAACCTTAAGACAAAGAAGATAGTTGGTTTGGGGGAAGAGGGCGGAATTGACATTAAAACTGTTGACGTCCCATATCAGGCACGACAGGCGAAGCTTGAACTTGACGAGAAGAACATATACCGGTTTGGAATGGGGCTAAACACCGCTGGGCTTAAGGATACAAGTGCAACTACAAACATTGCAATTAAGGCAGCATATTCATTGCTTGATCTGAAAGCAAAAAAAATAGAGAAAAATCTCAAGAAGATGCTGCGTAAACTGGTTGAGATAGTCGTAGATGAGATTAACAATGCGGATGGAACCGCATATCAGGTTGAGGATGTCCGGTTTGAGTTTACTCATGAGATTATGAGTAATGCGCAGGAAAATGCACAGATCAAACTGACCGAAGCACAAACCAAGCAGGCAGAGATTAATACGATCTTGAGCGTTGCGAATGTGCTTGATGATGAGACTGTAGTTAAGTCTATTTGCGATTGGTTAGATATTGACTATGAGGAGATAAAAGACAAGTTACAGGCAAAGGAAGAAGACGATACGAAAAAAGCGCAGGATCTGTTGAAAGAGGTAAATGTAGAGACTGGTGGTGAAGAATAAAGATGGAGAATGTAACATATTGCAAAATAGATAGCAATTTGAGAAAGATTACACTTCCGGGAAATGAGAAGATACTCGGAGTATATCATGATAAAAATGTGACAAGAAAGCATTTTAAAATGCCGAGATATTATCAGAATAATGATATGTCTGAGTTTAGCATAAAGGTCAATTATGTGAATGAGGATAATGAGACGGATTGTTATGCTGTCGATGACTTAGCTGTGACCGATGAAGATTATATCACATTCTCATGGCTTGTAGGTGCTACGGCTTGCAGAGTCCCTGGTACGGTTGGTTTCGTGATCTGCTTTACTAAGGTAGATCACGAATCAAACATAACACAGGAATACAATACAGAACTTGCGGTTGGAAAGGTTCTCGATGGCTGTGAATTCGGAGAAGTGACTAATGATAAGACGGAAAAAGATATAATTGCACAGTTCCGTCTGTCATTGCAGCAATTAAAAGATGAGCAGGACAAAGCTGTAAAGGAAATAGGAACAAGCATTGATGCTATTAACAGAAAATACACAGAAGTTGATGGTTTGCTTGATACAAAGGCAAGCACAAAAGATGTGATTGTAAATATTCTTCAAACTACAAATCCAAGTTCAGGATTGTCACACGGCATGACGATAAAAAAAGAGAATGGAATATACACATTAAATGGAACTGCTGAAAGTGATATATCTTTCATTATATCAGGATGGTTATCGTCACAAAAAACGAAAGTAAAGGTTTTAGGGGCTCCGGAAGGTAGTAGCAATGATACATATTACATCTATTGCTTACAGGGAAATGTGTATGCAAATGGTCTTCTTATTGAACCTGATAAGGCAGTTGGTATTGTATATATAAAAGTAAAAAAGGGCATATCATTAAGCAATGTTGAATTTAAACCAATGGTAACTACATGTTTAGAGGCAACAAATAATGATTTTGTACCAAATATAGTTCCTTCCTATTTAGGCACAACATTAAGTAAGGTTTTTTCCGAATTTGTGAAAAACACACAAAAAGTAGAGGACGACTTAAAAAAATCTGTCAGTGATGGCAAGACATTGCTTGCGGAGGCTATCACTGAAAAAGGAATTGATACCGCAAGCACAGCGTCGTTTAGCACGATGGCTAAGAATATTCAGCAGATTCCAACAGCCGGATATGGAGTGAGCGGATATGTCGATACAACGATACAGGCAGACGGTTCACTGACAGCCATATATGGCTTGTATGAAGAACAGGAGGCATAATGAGTATATTAGGGTATAAGACTATAAAACTGTATAAAACGAAGGTTACACTGGGCAGCAGCTCGGAAGAATATGAGGCAGATATAACAGATGAGAAGATGCAGGAGATTGCTACAGCATTAGGTTGTGATTTACAAATTATGACAAGCGGTAGCAAATGGTTGTTGTACAAAGGTACCAATACAGATAACGGTTGGCTATGTCAGATCGTGTCAAATTATTTCGAGGTAAGAAGATACCTGAACGGTCAGGCAATATCGACGAATACGACCGGAACGAATATGCAGTGTAGGGTTATGATAACAAATTCATCAAGCATAAAGAATCTGTCATTGCGTTATTCAAAAGGCAAGATTGGTGCGGCACTTTTTAAATTTGGAACCGAAGAAAACGCAATCTTACAATATTGTATATGCGAGGCATCTGTTATTGGGACAGACGAAAAGATAAGTGTATATGGATATATTTCAGCCGGCACTTATATGCTCTCATTATCAGATAGCACATCAATAACTTACAATTTAAGTAATGTGTATGGATTTGCTGATAATATCGTTTTAATGTCAGCAATCGCATTAAAGGATAAAAATGCAATCATCGACGGTTTGTACAGATGCGATATAAATAAAAATTCAGACGATCACTATGTGTTTGATTTAAACAGCAAAAAGTATATGACGAGTGACGGCGGGACACACATGAAATGGGCAATCGAGCTTGATGATTCAATGTTAGAGTAATATGAACAAGAGACAGAAAGAAGTAATCGAGGAACAACTGCATAACGAGGAAAAAACTATTGCCAGTCTGAAGAATACATATAAGCAGGCATTGAAAGACTGTGAGCAGAAGATCAGAGAGTTGTCTGCAAGAACTGACATGGAGAATTTGCAGAGCATCATATACCAGAAACAATATCAGGAGGCTTTGAAAGCACAACTTGAGGGAGTTCTTGCCAACTTACAGTCAAATTCCTATGCAACGGTGTCTGACTACCTGACTAAGTGCTATAGAGACGGATACACAGGTGTCATGTATGACCTGCAGCAGACAGGTATTCCGATCATCATGCCGATAGATCAGGCGGCAGTTGTGAGAGCTATTCAGACGGACAGCAAGCTCAGTAAGTCACTCTACGACAAAATGGGCGAGGATGTGACATACCTCAAGAAAGCAGTTAGGGCAGAGGTATCAAGAGGTATAGCCAATGGATCAACATGGAATGAAGTAGCTGGTAAGCTTTCACGGCATATGGCAAATACACCATTCCAGAGAGCTTATAACAATTCAATCCGTATAGCAAGGACGGAAGGACATCGCATACAAGTACAGTCAGCGTTGGACGCTCAGCACGTAGCAAAGAGCAAAGGTGCGGACATAGTAAAGCAGTGGGATTCCACTCTTGATGGCAATACAAGAGATTTGCATAGACTGCTTGATGGACAGATTCGTGAAATAGATGAACCTTTTGAGGTTGGTGGTCGTAAGGTTGAGGCTCCTGGGATGTTTGGAGATCCGGCAGAGGATTGTAATTGCCGGTGCTGCTTATTACAGAGAGCAAGATGGGCGCTGGATGATGAAGAGCTTCAAACTCTAAAGGATAGGGCAGCATACTTTGATCTTGACAAGACAAAAGAGTTTGAGGAGTACCAAGAGAAGTATCTAGGGATAACGCAGGAAGATATTGATAATATAAAAAATAGTGTTAAAATAAAGAAAATTGAATTACCGTCAGAAACCGACAATATAAAGGGAATGTCAAATGAAACAAAGCAAGCCATTTGTGATGCATTTGATAAGATAAAAGAAGAATACAATGTACGTATAAACAATATTGATTTAGAAAGTTTAGGTAGTGGCAATGAAAAAGTTCCATTTCAGTATGTTCCAGAGAATGTTGGCGGTTTTTTGAAATACAAACTTGTGTTGAATAAAGATTATGATTTTAATGGGAGTCTAGAAGCATTTTCTGCTAGAATTATGAGAAACCATAATAATAATGTGTTGGCCGCTCAAAATGTTGAAGACTTAATCGCACATGAGATGGCACATGTACTAACATTTCAAAATTGCGATACATATGGTTTATTTTTACAAATGGAAGAGAAAGTTAGGGAACAGTTTATTAGAGGTGTTTCATTATATGCGGATAGTACGTATGATGGAGCTGAAACAATAGCAGAAGCGTTTGTAAAATATAGACATGGTGAAGAATTGCCAACAAATATTATGAAATTACTAGAAAAATATGTATTAAAGAAGGTAAAGTAATGGTTATTTTTTCTCAGTGTTTGGATTGCAAAAATTTTATAGGAAAAAAAGATAATAATACATTCCATTGCAAAGCATATCCGGATGGAATCCCAGAAGATGTTTTTTGGAATAAAATAAATCACGAAAAAAATATTGATGGCGACAACGGATATAAATTTGAAAGTATTTACGATAGCACTCCGCAGTAGCAGGGTGCTTTTTTAATGCACAAAAATAGGAGGATAAGAGAATGAAGAAGTATGTAGGAACAAAGCAGATTGAAGCAAGACCGATGACAAGAGGCGATTATAACAATTACAGAGGATGGCAGATTCCAGCGGAAGAAAATCCAGCAGATGAAGGCTATCTCGTAAGATATTCAGATGGATATGAGAGCTGGTCACCGGAGAAGCAGTTTAACGAAGCATATAGACCATGTGACAACATGACGTTTGGGATTGCTCTTGAAATGCTCAAGAAGGGCTTCAGAGTTGCAAGAAAGGGTTGGAATGGCAAAGGAATGTTTGTTGTATTCCAGAAGGGATATCCTGATGGTATACCATGTAACAAGCAGACCGCAGAAGCCTGGGGAATCAGCGAGGGTGACTTATTCAAGTGTAACCCATATCTGCAGATCAGATGTGTTGATGGTTCACACTCCATGTGGGTGCCGAGTATAAACGATTGTCTTGCTGAAGACTGGGTAATAGTGGAGTAGAAACGGAATAGCAGATAATTCAGACCGTGTTTTTACCATGGTCTTTTTTTATGCCCAAAATCGGCTTAAGGCGGTAAAACTGTGACGATAAAATAACTCCGGCAAGAGTGATAACTGCCATGTGTGGCTACGATTAAAGCCAAGAAAGGATGGAACAATGGAATTAAAGGAACTGTTAGGAGAAGAATTGTACAAACAGGTACAGGCAAAGATTGACGAGAAGAACAGCGCAGAGACGGATAAACTCAAGCATGTAAGATACACAGATCTGTCCGAGGGCAAGTACGTCAGCAAAGAGAAGTATGATTCCGAGCTTGAAAAACTCAATGGACTGATCACCGGCAAAGACACGGAGATTGGCAATGCAAATAAGCTTATTGAGGAGCTCAAGAAAGCTTCCAAGGGTGATGAGGGCATGCAGCAGAAGATATCAACTTACGAGACTGAGAATGCAAGGCTTCAGAAAGAGCTTGAGGAGACTAAGGTCAATTCAGCTATCAAGGTGGCTCTGCTTGAGGCTCATGCGGTTGATACTGATTACATGACCTATAAGATCAAGACAGCCCTCAAGGAGAAGAATGAGGAGCTTAAGCTCGATGATGAAGGTCATATCAAAGGTTGGGACAATATGCTCACAGACTTAAAGACACAGTTCCCGGCTCAGTTCACAGCTTCATCCGGCTCAGATGGTGGCAAGAGGATCATCATTGAGAATAAGCTGCCAGATGGGAATCCGGGCAATACGAATGCAGAACCTAAGGACCTGGCAGAGGCATTGAGACAGAAATACGAAGGAAATAACAACCAATAAGTAGAAAGGAATGGTGAAAACTATGGCAATGACATTAGAAGAACTTAAGAAAGGTATGAGTGACAAGGTATTCTCACAGATCGTGGATATCTTTCTCAGACAGTCAACAATACTTCAGATGCTCACATTTGATGACTGTGTATCAGCATCAGGTGGTGGCTCAACAATGAAGTATAAGTATCTCAGAAAGGTACTTCCAGCAACAGCAGAGTTCAGAAAGATAGGTGGCTCTTACACTGCATCAGCGGCTACTAAGCAGGAGTGCGAGGCTAATCTTGCAATCATGGGCGGAGCTGTTCAGATGGACAGAGTGCTCAATAGAGTAGCAGGCAACTTTGACAATATGGCATATCAGATAGAGGAACATATCAAGGCAGTGGTAAACCTCTTCCACTATACACTGATCAATGGTGATGCAACTACAACAGCATCAACTGATCACCCTGAGTTCCAGGGACTTGATTCCATGCTCGCAGGAACAACGACAGAATACGGCACAGACAAGGCTATTGATCTGTCATCTATCACAGCGATCAAGTCTAATGCTGATGAGTTCTATGAGGCACTGAGCCTTCTTGTCAAGACTACAGATGCTGATGCAGTGCTTACAAACACAGAGATGATCACAAAGATTCAGACTGTAGCCCGTATCCTTGGATACAAGACTGAGAGTGAGGAAGCATTCGGAAAGCGTATCACTACTATTGATGGTGTCAAGCTTGTTGATATGCAGGACTATTACACTGTAAGCAGTGGTGCTGCAACTGCTGGCCATGTTGTCAAGAAGGGACTTTCAAGAACCATCGCAAAGGAGAGTTCGGCAACAACAGGTCTTACAGACGTCTATGCAGTCAAGTTTGACGTAAACGATGGATTCCACGGAATCAGCCTGAATGGTGGTTCTGTAATCGATCAGTATCTTCCAAACTTCAACGAGCCTGGCACTGTCAAGGACGCAGAGGTTGAGATGATCGCAGCTACAGTCCTGAAGAATACACAGCATGCAGGTGTACTCAGAAATATCAAGATTGCATAAGGAAGGATGGGTGATTGAATATGGCAACAAAGGAAACAAAGACCGTAGAACAGACAAGTGAAGTTATTGAGCCTGTAGTGGCAGAGCCAAAGACAGAGAGTGAGCCTACAGGCTGGACAGTATCTGTTAATGATAACGCTACTTACTGTGGAATTGGCGCCGGTGGTGTCCAGTTCGCAAACGGAAAGGCAGAGATCACATCAAAGCGTATGGCAGATTGGTTCACGGAGCATGACGGGTATACTGTTATCCCTAAGAAGTAAGGCGGTGGTCATATGATCATGACTGTCGATGAACTTAAGAAGTACGTAGACACCAAGGAGAAAGCTCCGGTGCTTGAGGCTAAGCTTCAGGCACTGGAACTCCTGATCAGAAAATATACAAATAATAATTTTCAGGACAGGAACAGGCGGTTTGTTGCTCCTGTGGACGCTGTGACAGGCTTTCAGTATGCATCTGAGCTGTTCAAGGTTGGCGACACTATACAGGTGTCAGAGTCACGCTACAACGATGGCTTGTACACCATCAAAGCTGTGGATATGGACAATGGACATATAGAGGTGAATGAGAAGCTTGTAAGCGAACCGGTCGCCATGGTGACAAAGATAGTATATCCGATGGATATCAAGCTGGGAGTAGCCAACATGCTTTCATGGGATTTGAACAACCGGGATAAGGTCGGTGTACAGTCTGAGAGCATCAGTAGACATTCTGTGACCTATTTCAACATGGATGGCGACAATTCCCTCATGGGATATCCAAAGTCACTTCTTGGTTTCTTAAAACCGTACATGAAAGCGAGGTTTTGAGATGCGAGGAATAGGCGGAAATGCAGTTGCAGATATACAGGTTAAAAGCATAACCAGAAATGAGATAGGCGAACAGGAAGTCACATGGATATCTGAAGATACCTTGACCGGATGGCTTGACCTCTCAGGCGGTGACAGCAAGTACACAACATACAATGCCAAGGTGCAGGAATCCACGCATATGTTCATAGCTGATTATAAACAGCTCAGTGACATGATAAAGTCAGAGAATAGCCGTATGGTGATTAATGGCCAGGTATATGACATTATGCTGATAGATGACCCCATGGGCATGCATGAGCAGCTTGAGATATATCTGAAGTATACAGGAGGGCAGTAATGGGAAATGTGGAGTTCACAGACAACAGAATAAAGGTTGAGGCAGCTCTGAATGATGCTATTGTTGCATTCCTGTATGAAGTTGCTGTAGAGGTTGAGGCTCAGACCAAGATAGCACAGACAAGAGTTGATACAGGTCACACCAAAGGCGAATGGACTCACTATGTCGATGAAGATAAGGGTGAGGCTGTAATTGGAAATCCTAGGGAGAATGCTATCTGGGAAGAATACGGCACAGGCGAATATGCTTTGAAAAAGAATGGCCGTAAAGGCGGATGGTGGGCTCCTGTGGGACCTGATGGAATGAGTTTAAAACAAGCCAGCAAATTCAGTAAGGTAAAAAAGGATAAGGCAGGAAATATAGTAGCTGTTTTTACCTATGGTAAGAAACCTCTCAGGCCTTTACAGAAAGCCTTCGACAAGAGCAAGAGCAAGATCATTAAGCGACTTGGATCTATTCTCAATCAGACATTTAGAGAGTAAGGCGGTGATGGCATGACAGGCGAGACATTATCATATATCAACAGTGTACTCACAGATGAGCTTGAGATTCCATATGCATTCATGGAGTGGCAGGACGACCCACCAGAGGCATACTTTGTCGGTGAATATTCTGAAGGTGATACACCTGAGGAAGATGGATGTCAGGAAATAACATTCATCATAGATGGATTCACAAGAGGCTCATGGTTCAGTCTGGAGAAGTACAAGCAGAAGATAGAACAGAATATTGAACGAACGGCAATCCTTGCAAGTGGTGCGGGGGTTGCCGTTTTTTATGGGAATGCGTCACCGGTGCCAACAGGGGATGCAGACATCAAACGGATACAGATCAATTTGACGATTAAAGAATATAAGAATGGAAGGTGATTATAACATGGCAGATACATTAACTTTTGAAGAGTTCAAGTCATCCGGTATCACAGACAAGACACCGAAGAACATTGTGTTTGGTGCCGGAACTATTCACAAAGGCTTGAAGTATGACGCATCAAAGAAGGCTTGGAACTTTGCAGAGTCTCTGATCGGTGCGACATCTGGCGGTACAAAGCTGTCAATCAAGCCTGAGCTCAAGGATATAGAGGTTGATGGTGAACTTGTTAAGGTTAAGGAGTTAACAGTTAAGACAGGCGAGACAGCACAGATGGATACTAACATGGTGGAGCTGTCGCCTGAGACGATCAAGATGGCTATTATCGGACAGAATGGCACATCAACAGCGGAAGGGTACGATGTGATCGAATCCAAGGCAAGAATTGAAAAGGATGATTACATTGAGAACTTCGGATATATTGGAAGATTCTTAGATGGTCGTCCTGTAATCGTGATCTTTGACAATGCGCTCTGTACATCAGGCCTTGAGATAGAGGGCAAGAACAAGGAGAATGGCACATTTGCGCTGACTATGGAGTGCTATGCGGATCTGTCACCGGCAGCTGATACATTGCCATACCACATCTATCTGCCTACCGGTACGACAACGGAGCAGGTTCAGCAGTCTATAGATTCCAGTACAGAAGTAACAGACTAATTGACATAGAAAAGGAGAGATAATCATGGGAACAACTGAGATAAAAGAGAACAAAGATGTAGTAGAGAATGCCGAAGTAGTTGAAGATACTGAGGCAGTAGAGGATGTGCGGGAGGTCAAGCCATATACACTTAGAAATCCAAAGGCTACAGATATAGCCGCATTCCTGAAGCTGTTCAGCAAGCTTGGAGTGAAAGACTTCAAAGATTCATTCAGCGGCAATGGGTTCAAAGAGCTTATTGCAAAAGAACGTGAGAAGCTTGCTGGTGATGGCGAGGATGATGAGGACACATCAAATTTCCTTGAAAATGTGGGTATTGGTCTTGCGTTCGAGCTTGCAGATGTGATACTGGCTAAGCTGTCAGACTGTCAGCGTGAGGTATTTGTCTGCTTATCACACCTGTCAGGTATGACAGTGGATGAGGTAGCAGATCTTGACCTTTCTGTGTTCACACAGATGTTATATGATGCGGTCACTCTTCCAGGTTTTGCGGATTTTATCAAGGTTGTTTCAAGATTGTTCGAGAAGAGACAGTAGGCTATCTCAAGTTCATGGATCTCATATTTAAGAGATATGCGGATCCGTACGCTCTGCTTGATACGATGATAGACAATCAGAGCTTTGATGAGTTTGTATGCACGTTTGTGCGTCTTGACGATGATGATAAGCTCTGGGATATGTATATCCATAAGTGCTGGGAGAACATATCATTCAATGACTTCAAGGCAAGGCTGTATGGCACATCAGGTGGCAGTTCACAGCCTGTCAGATCAGGAGCATTTGAAAGCAGAGACGAACTTGAAACAACCATAAAGGATTCTATGTCAATCATAGAGAATTTTAAACCATAGGGGCACACAGAACGTGTGTCTCTATTTTTTTATTATTGAGGAAAGGGGGTAGACCCTTTTGGAAGTATTTAAGATACTGGGACGAATCGCAGTATCAAATGAAGATGCGAATGAGAAAATTGAAGAGACTGGCGACAAGGCAGAGAAGACAACCAAAAAGATGAGTTCTGTGTTTGGCAATATCGGCAAGTTTGCGCTCAAGGCAGCAAAGGTCGCCGTGGTTGCAACAACGGCTGTGGCCACTGGAATAGCTGGCATTACTGCTAAGGCTGTAAGCGAGTATGCAGACTATGAGCAGCTTGTCGGTGGTGTCGAGACACTGTTCAAGGACAGTTCAGATAAGGTTGTTGAGTATGCAAATAATGCATATAAGACGGCGGGGCTGTCGGCGAACGAGTACATGGACACTGTAACAAGCTTTTCAGCGTCGCTGCTCCAGGGATTGGGCGGTGACACGGAAAAGGCGGCTGAAACTGCAAATCTGGCCATAACAGACATGTCGGATAATGCAAACAAGATGGGTACTGATATGGCATCTATACAGAATGCATATCAGGGTTTTGCTAAGCAAAACTACACGATGTTAGATAATCTCAAGCTTGGCTATGGCGGTACTGCATCCGAGATGGCTAGGCTTATCAATGATTCTGGTGTACTCGGTGACACCATGACTGTGACAGCAGATAATGTCAATAGTGTATCGTTTGATAAGATGATAGAGGCTATTCATGTTGTACAGACTGATATGGGGATAACAGGCACAACCGCAAAAGAGGCAGCCACTACAATACAGGGATCTATCGGCATGATGAAGTCTGCATGGACGAATCTGCTCACAGGAATGGCCGACCCATCACAGGACATGGGAGTGCTGATCAATAACCTTGTTGATTCTGTGATGGCTGTAGCTGATAACCTTGTACCACGAATAGCAGACACACTGCCAAGGATAGTTACAGGTATATCAAGTCTTGCACAGAAATTGGCACCATATATACCGCCACTTATAGAACAGATACTGCCATCACTGATACAGGGCGCAACATCGTTGCTGTCCGAATTGGTGAATAACCTTCCTGGCATACTTGAAACCTTGTTGCCGGGTATAGGTGGAGAACTGGGGCAGACACTTACATCTGCATTACAGTCTATATTCGGAACTTTGCAAGCTATTTTGCCTACTATATTATCCCTTGTTAATACACTGTTACCACCATTATTGCAGATAGTTCAGACGATTTTGCCGCCACTTACGAATGTGATCAATATGCTTTTACCGCCTATTGTGCAGATAGTGTCGCAGATTCTTCCTGTTTTGATTTCAATTTTGCAACCGGTACTGGAATTATTGCAACCAATACTTGATCTGCTTAATCCAATTATAAATCTGATCTTAATGATATTGGATCCATTGATGGAACTTATCAATATGATCCTGCCTCCGCTCGTTGAGGTGATAAGTCTGATATCAGAAGAGATACTCGGAGTGCTGAAACCGATACTTGAATGGTTTTGCGAGATGCTTGAGATCACATTGGAAGCGGCGATTATTGCAATTATGGCAGTTATCAACAACTGTCGTAAATCGTTTTCAATGGCTTGGAAAGGCATTAAGAAAGTCTGGAATGCAGCACCTGCCTTTTTTAAAGGCATATGGAATGGTATAAAATCAGCATTTGCAGCAGTAGGAAAGTTTTTTAAAGGCATCTTTACAACAGCGTGGAATGGAATTAAGAGTGTTTGGTCTGCTGTTACTGGTTTCTTCAGCGGAATATGGAACGGCATCAAGGGAATATTCTCAGCTGTTGGCACATGGTTTAGTGGTATTTTCGGCAAGGCTTGGGCTGGTATCAAGAATGCATTTTCACCGATGGTTAAGTTCTTTTCAGATACATGGCAGAAGATTAAGGATATCTTTTCCAAGGTTGGAACAGCTATCGCAGATGGCATCAAGGGAGCCGTTACAGCAGCTATCAATGGCATATTAGGTACAGCGACAAAGATCATTAATGGTTTTATATCTGCAATCAATGCTTGTATATCCGTTATTAATGCGATTCCGGGAGTATCAATTAATAAGCTTGATAAATTGAATGCACCACAGCTTGCAGAAGGTGGTGTACTTAAGAAAGGTCAGGTCGGTATACTTGAAGGTAATGGAGCTGAGGCTGTTGTGCCGCTTGAGAAGAATACAGAATGGATCAGTAAGGTAGCAGATCAGATGGCAGCAGCAACAGGAAGAACAGTAGACAATGAATCAGAGTTATCAAAGGTTCTGTATTTGATTCTTGATGTGGTAAGACATATTGATGAAAATATGTATGAATACATGGTAAGAGCACTTACAGAAGGTACGAAGCTTAAGATTGATGGTAGAGAATTTGGAAGGATGGTGAGAACATATGCTTGAGAATATAAAATATGTAAATAGTCAGGGGAATGTTCTTGAATTTGGAAAGAAATATATCTTTGCAAACGGAAATGACCTTCGAGACTATCAGTGGATCTATGATAGTGATCGGAAAAGTGTAGAGAATTTTCGAAAGAAAATTACAGAAAAGACGCTTCCGATCACTATTTGTTGCCCGACTCCGAGGATATGCAGGAATGTAAAGAATGATATGTTTGAACTGTTTGAACAGGATATCATCAATGAAGTGCCTGGAAAACTGTATATTGGCAATTATTACCTTGAATGTTTTATTTACGCAAGTGATAAGTCAGAGTATTTGGTAGGGCCATATACAAAGTTATCTTTAAAGGTTGTAACAATTACAGATACATGGGTGAAAGATGAATTGTTCCAGTATCGATATGAAACGATAGAATCAGATGATAGTGGACGTGGGTATTCATATGGTTATGAATATGATTATTCCGCTTCACCAGGGAATGCTACACAGTTTGCAAATAGTAATTTTAATGAGGCAGAATTTATTATGACCATCTATGGATATGCGCAGAATCCGGCTATATCAATAGGTGGTCATATATATGCGTTAAACTATACTATTCAGGCTGGTGAAAGAGTAGAGATTGATTCAAAACGGCAGACTATAAGGCTATATAAAATGAATGGAGCAACTGTAAATATATTCCGATTCAGAGACAGAAAGAATGATATATTTCACAAAATTAAATCCGGAGAACAGGCTATATATTGGAATGCGGATTTTAATTTTGATTTGCTTTTGAAAGCTGAAAGGAGTGAACCGATTTGGATGTGATCTATACAGACCGAAATCTTAATGATGAAGGTTGCCTGCATCATTATAATATTGATCTTGATATTGCAAATGAGAAGAATTTTGAGATCACAGTTGGTATTAAGAATAATGTCATGAGTGGAGGATATTGGTGGTATGTCAATGATACGGAGTATGGTGGTGTTGTAGATTCCGTAAAAGTGATAACGGAGAATAATGAGATCAGATATTCAGGCAGAAGTTTCAGGGGAGTACTTATGAGTAAGATCATAGAGCCTCCGTCTGGGGCAGCCTACCGGATTGTATCAGGAGATGCTGGAAACATTATTCAGGATCTTATAAATTTATGTGGACTGTCAGCGGTATTTGCTGCCGAACGTATTGGATACACAGTAAAAACATTTCGGTTTGACCGATACATAGATCTATATACCGGGTTAGTTAAGCTTGGTAAAGCTATAGGTATGAATTTGTACTTAATCGTTAAAAATGGAATAGTGCATGTATCATATGTTCCAGTGATCGATTATTCCGACCGGATAGAATACAACCAGAACGATGTTAATTTCACTATTGAGAAGACATATAGAGGTGTAAATCATCTTATATGTCTTGGTAAAGGAGATCTTCAGGACAGAACTGTAGTGCATTTATATGCTGATGCAAATGGAAATATAAGCACATCTCAACGTCTATATGGAATTGAGGAATATGTGAGCACTTATGAGAACACATCTGCAGAATCTGATGAGGACCTTGTCTCTGGTGGAACAGAGAGATTGCAGGAATTAATAGGAGCTGATGCATTTGCAGTTACAAGCAGTGATACTGAGCAACATATAGGTGATATAATTGGCGGATATGAAAGCGTGACAGATTCCTATGTAATAAGCAGTATCACAAATATAATAGTCAAGTTAGATGATGATACAGTTGATATATCATATAGTGTAGGTGATGCTACACGGAAAGGATAAGTAATGAAAATAGTAACAGGAAAAACCGGAGTAAATCATGTAACGGCAGATGATGACCGAGCGTTGAATCTTGGAATCATTGGAAAAGATAACTATGTGCTGCCAGTTGGAGATATGTTCAAGTTGACTATGGTCGATGTCAATACTGCAAGAGTATCCTGTGGGGATCTGGTTATGAAAGGGTGTCATGCTCGGATCCCTGCAGGAGATTATGACGATCTTATGATTGACAGCGGCAGTCAAGGATACAACCGGAAAGATCTTATTGTAGCAAAGTACAAAAAAGACACTGGCATTGAAAATGTAACACTTGAAGTAATTAAAGGTACACCATCTGCAGGGACAGCAGAAACACCAGAATATCCGACAGGAAGTATATATTGGGGAGCAGCAGAAGATACCTTCCCACTGTATGAGATTAATATCAATGGTATTAATATAGGAACAGTAAAACCTCTTTTTGAGATATTATATTCAAGGCTGTCATCGGTTTACACAAAGGCAGAGACGGATGATCATATAAAAAATGCTGTTGATAAGGAGACACAGGCAAGAACATCTGCTATTGATGGAGTAAAAAGTGATATATCATCATTGTCAGAAAAAGATACTGAACTTTCACAAGGTATAGATGATAATAAAAATAAACTGAATGCTGTAAACGCAGATATAGAATCCGTAAATGCTTCTGTAAAGAACTTATCTGACAAACATACTAATGACATTAATAATGTTAATGAAAGGATCAGTACAGTGGCTACAGATGTATTAAAGTTACAGAATGTTGATAACAAATACAGTGCAGAGTTCACAAATATAGCAGGTGTAATGTCATTGCCGTTACTGCCGGATGAAACAAAAGTGTCAACAATAGCGGATGTAAGAAAGGTACTTGATCCGCTTGTAGCATCTCTGCATGACGGATTTATTAATCTTGCAAAAATCAAGATAGAATCTGGTGGAAGTATTATAAATCCCGGTGGCGGAATGATCGGATCATAGAAAGGAGAATGAAAACATGAAACAGTTTATATGCACATTCATCGGAATGGTAGGATCAGCGATTGCATCAATATTTGGAGGTTGGGATACCGGGTTGGTATCCCTTTTAATATTTATGGCACTTGACTATGTATCAGGATTGGTGGTGGCCGGAGTATTCCACAAAAGCAATAAGACCGACACAGGATCACTTGAAAGCAAGGCAGGATGGAAAGGTCTGTGTCGAAAATGCATGACGCTTGTATTTGTGCTGGTGGCATACAGGCTCGATCTAGTGATAGGAACAAACTATATCAGGGATGCGGTAATCATAGCATTCATTGCGAACGAACTGATATCACTTGTCGAAAACGCTGGTCTTATGGGTGTACCACTCCCAGCGGTTATTACTAAGGCTATTGATATATTGCAGAAAAAATCAGAAAGTGAGGAGTAGAATATGAGTATTGTTGACAAGATTATAAACACGGCAAAAAATCAGATCGGCACATGTGAGCCGGACGGTGACGACAAATATATTAAAGTATACAACGAAGCGACAGGATCAACATTTGGAATGACTGTTGCGTGGTGCGCTATCTTCGTAACATGGGTTATGATCGTATGTGGAATCGCAAAAGAGGTCGTATTAAGATTCGCAAGCTGCACAGCTGGGATGAAGTGGTTCATCAAGCAGGGCAGATGGAAGAATGCAAAGGCTTATGGTGGCACATACACACCAGTTCCGGGCATTTTGATTTTCTTTTCCAAGGGACATAAGCTGACAGATCCGTCGCACGTTGGAATTGTGACGAAAGTAACATCTACATATGTATATACAGTAGAGGGAAATACTTCAGATGCCGTTCACGAACGCAAATACTTATTAAATGATCCGTACATCATCGGATATGGTGTGCCGTCATATGCTGACAATGTTAAAGCAGACATAAAAGATAATGATACCGGATACCAGACCATTGAGGTCAAGAAAGGCGACACGCTTTGGGAAATTGCCGCAAGGTATCTCGGTGACGGTTCACGGTATAGAGAGATCATGAGTTTAAACTCACTTACAAGTGCAACGATCCATCCGGGCTTAGTTCTCAGCATTCCAGGCACGAACGCATCAGCGAATGAGGCAGCAAAGAAGATAAAGACATACACCGTCAAGAAAGGTGATACCTTATGGGATATTGCTGCAAAGTATCTGAAGAATGGTAGCCGGTATGTTGAGATCATGAGCCTGTCGAAGATCACCGGCACCACGATTCATGTAGGACAGGTTCTGACATTGCCAGCAGCTTAGTATTGTGATAATATATAAGTGCTTATATAAATAAGGAAAGAACAGGATACCTTAGAGAAACGAGGTAAGACACATACAAGACACAAAACCATTAAAATAGTAAGGTTTTAAGCCATTTCTTGTTTCCGTAGAGGAAGCTGCAAAGGCTGGTAAGTTCTAAATAAAAGGCTTAAAAGCTAGACTTTTTGGGCTATTCAGACTAGGTAATTCGGTCTGGATAGCCCTATTTTTATGTCCATAAGACACGTAAAAGTCGCAAGCAAGTCACAAGCAACAAGTCACACAAGTCACAAACCCTGTAGACTGTGTGAGTTGGGGGGTAGTTCCTGTGTTGTTATGTTCAGTATAAGGTGATTACTCAGTTGATGAATTCTTAATATCGCAAAATTTATTTGCAGTGTCTGAAATGAATAAATGTCTGAGTTGTTTTGGTGAGACATGTAAAAAATGTTAGAAATCAGATAAACAGCAAGGCAGATTGTATTGGATATCGCAAATTTTTTATGCGAAATAATATTAATTATGAATAGGAGGTAATTCATATGAGTTATCGAAGAAAGAACGGCACAGGGGGTATCACCAAAATGTCAGGAAAGAGAAACAATCCTTATAGAGTTAGGATTACGGAAACTTTTGTGGTGGATCCTTTCGATCATTCGATTCGTACACAGGGAGAAAAGGAAGAATTAATTCAACGTAAATTTGTGAGGGTAGGTGAAGTCGTATAA